TTCTCGATGTCGGCCGGTGCGAACTCGGAGAGGTCAGCCACCCAACCGTGGAAGAAGCACTCGATTAAGAAGTGCGTGATCGTCCCGATGTCGGCCGCGCGGTCGCGCACCTTGCGGTAGTCTTGGTTTTTGTTGCCGAGACCCCATGCCCAGTGGATCAAGTTGCTCTGGTCATCGCCGATCTTGGAGATGGTCGAGGCGCCGACAACCTGCGTGCCGTCTTTGAGGATATATTTCTGGTGCGCTTTCAGCTTCTCCAAGCGTACAAGTTTGCGACCGTCCGCGGTCAGGCGCTCCGGCGCAGGCTCCGCGGCCTTGGCCGAAGGGGAGCGGCGTTTTGCCGCCCCCCTTTTGCGTGCAGTGGTTGCCATGGCTACCACTCGACTTCTTCGTTGTTGGTTCCGGTGCGGACGACCTGCTTGGGCGCCTCGGTAACCTCGAAGCCGTAAGCCTCGGCGGTGCCGCCGCTAGACCAAGTCACGAGATCCAAAATCTGGACAGCCTTCGGCTGCAAGGTGATTCCGGCGCCGAGCGACGCGGTGTACCAAAAGTATGGCACCACAGCGACCTTGAGCTTGCTGCCGCCGCCGATGTTTTCGTTGGTGATCTGACCGGACGCGTCGAACAGCTTGGGCTGGCGCGTGTAGGTCTCGCCGTCTTTGCTCTTGCCAGTCGCCTTGACCTTGAGCTTGAGCTGCACCAGTCCGTCGTTCTCGCTCCACGGCGCTGCGTGGATCTTGAGCGTGTCCTTTTTCAGCTCGCGCTTTTTGTCGGCGACGAACTCCGAGAACATGGCCTCGATATTTTTGAGAAACGGCTCCGCGTCTTCCGCGGACATTTCGAGGTCTACTTTGTATTGGCCCTCCTCGGAGAACTTAGTGTCCGGCGAGTTGAGTCTGGGATAGCGAGCAACGCCCGCGGGTGTGGTCAGGGTTTTATTCATTTTGTGTATGTGGGTTTGGTGTTTTTGGTTGGATGGGAAAATCGCTGTGGCGCATGAGTTCGCAGAAGTCCTCGAACGTGAGGGTGACCAGCATGCGGCAGTGATCCTTGCGATGGATCACGGCACAGTTTTTGCGCTCGGCGTCGCGGTAGGCTTGAGCGATAGCCGCATCGAGGTCGAAGCGCGCGCGGCCGTGGCGTTTGCACTCGAAGTGCCAAGTCGGCAGGCAGGGCACAACAACGTCAGGTGCGGAGATCCCCCAAGATCCCTGCGAGACCTGTGCGCCCCGCCGTGCCGGAAAACCTTCGGCGGTCAGAGCCTTGGCGACTTCGCGCTCAAACGAGGCGCCTTTCTGCCTGCTGTTGATCATTCGTTGATGGCCTCCCAGAGTTGTTTGTCCGGTGCGTAGACGCTGTTGCCCTCGTCGGTCAGGCGCGGCGCGGAAACGATGTTGCTGACCGGCGCCTTCGCATCGAAGCGCGTCAGGCTCGGACGCCATGTCATATTGAGCGTGCCGGTTCGTCCGGCCCTGTGCTTGGCGATGATTAACTCCGCGTCCTGCGGCTCCGGTTCCTCGTCTTGCACCGCGTAGTAGGCAGGGCGGTGAACGAGAGCGACCAAATCGGCATCCTGTTCTATGCTGCCTGACTCGCGCAGGTCGGAGAGCTTCGGGCGATTGTCGGGACGGTTCTCCGCTTGCCGGTTAAGCTGCGCGGCGGCGACCACTGGAACTCCCAGCTCCATGGCCATGCTTTTGAGTCCGCGGCTAACGAAGCCGACCTCATTCTCGCGCGACTTCGCATTCGAGTGCGAGACGAGCTGCAAATAATCAACAAAGATAATCTTCACGCCCCACCTGCGAACGGCCAACCTCGCACGTCCGCGGATGTCCAACAAAGACATTCCACAGCGGTCATCTATGTACAAAGGCTCACCGGAAAAATCCAAAGCGACGGAACCGATGCGACGCTTTCCGGCCATATCGACAAATCCATTGCGGACCAGCTCGGTGTTGGTGTTGGCGCGCGACAACACTACGCGAGCGGCTAACTCATTGGCGGGCATTTCGAGGCTGAAGTAGAGCACTGGCACCTTGCGGCGCATCAGGTTGTCCGCGATGTTCATCATCAAAGCCGACTTGCCCATGGCCGGACGTCCTGCGATGACGCTCAGGGTTCCGCCGCGCAGACCGCCGGTTACCTGATCCAGATCGGCGAAGCCGGTCCTAAGCCCCAAGGTCTGCTTGTTGTCCATCAGCGCTTCCAGCTCTTCGAGGAGCGACGGCACGATGTCGGCCGCGCTGCGCATGCTGTCGGTCGGGGCGCCAAGACTGAGCGACAAGACACTCTCTCCGGCGGACTGCAGCACCTCGTCGGCGTTCGCGGCCATGTCGTTAGCCGCTGCCTGCATGGCAACTGCCGCGGAAATGATCGAGCGCCGACCGTGCAGATCGCGCAGGGTTTGCGCGTGGTATTCGAGCGCGGCCAGACCGCCGCACGCTTGCATGAGAAACTCGGTGATGGCTCCGGCGCCGCCGACAAAGGTCAGCTTCTTCTGCGCGTCGAGGCGCTGAGTGACCGCGATGATATTCGGCACACCGCCATCGGCGCGAATCTCATTGATCGCATCGAAAATCGCGCGGTGGGCAGGGGTGTAAAAAAGATCGCCATGCAATCCGGCAACTTCATCGGCGAGTTTCGGCTCGGCCATGAGTGTGCCGAGGACCGCCTTCTCGGTGTTTGGGCTTTGTGGGGTGGTGGTGGTTTTCATATCGAAAAGTCGTCGTCATCACTCGCTGCCAGCACGGCGAGAACCAGCAGGGCGAGGAAAGCTAGGTAGATGAAAGTCTGCACCGGACTCATTGCGCTCCCTCCGTCGCTGCCGCATTTCGTAGCGACGCTTGAGCCAGCGGTCGCACGCTTCGTCCACCGCTATGACATCGTCTGCTACATGGGGCCATACGCTTTTAAGGGTTTGTTTAAGTTCGGGTCTCATCGGCTGCCGTTTCTACGTCGTTCGGCGTGGTGGCAGCCGTGGGTTCTTGGTGTGGGCAAGTGTGTACAAATGCGGACATGGGGGCAACAACTTTTAAGCGTTTTCTGCAAAAAATTTCATCCCAGTTTTCGCGGTATTTTTGGCCGTCTATCGGCCGCGGGGCGTCGCCCTTTCCGGCGCTCACAGCGGCTCCTCCACGGCGAGCAGTGCTTCGTGCTTCTCGTCGCTCACGTCGGGAGAGAGCGCCGCGCACCGCTTCAAGACGAGCTTGAGCCGATTAACGCGCTTAATCAGCTCGCGCTTCTCCGCTTCGAGGTTGGCCATTTCGGCCGAGTTGCGCTTGTCCTCGGCGCGGTAGAACTCCAGCTCCGCGGAGGAGCCGAAGTTGCTACCGAAGCCGATCTCGCCGACCACTAGGTCAGGGTTCATTTCTTAGCCCTCCCTTGCTCTTCGGCGAGCCGCTCGATGACCGCGTTGAGCAGCAGGTAGAGCGCGTCGAGGGTGGCCTTGGCGTCGGCGACGGAGGCTTCAATGGTTTCGAGATTGATTGTGTATTCAGCTAACTTGGGCTGAACCGACTTGGGTTTGGTCTTACGGTTTTTCATGATGTGGGAAATGATGAAGGGGAGGGTGGGACATTTGCTGTCCGAGGGGTTAATATGAAATTGATAACTGGGGGGGGGGGGGGGCAATCAGTTATTGGGACGCGCGAGGGATTTTGCGACATCGTCTAGCAGCTCCCAGTTACTGGGTTTCCGGTGTCGTTCGGGGGAGTAGCGGACCTTTTTGCGCCCTTTCAGATCTTCCAGCGTCCAAAGCACAAACTGATTTCGATCCGGCAGGTAAGCGGCAAGGATGTCAAAGTCTCCCTGCCGGTAAGCCGTCTTGTTTACGCTACCTCGTCCGACATTTACGGAATACTCACCGCGCACGCCGTCGAAGTAGGCGGTCTTAACCTGCACCATGAGCGGGCGCTGACCCGCCTTCACAATGCACAGGTCGGCCGTCTGTGAGTGCCCACGCGGAGCAAAAATCTCAAAGTCGCGGACCATGGCGCCGACCGCAAACAGTTGCTCGGAGATCTCGCCCTTGCGGCACGCCGACAAGTCAAACTCGGCCATCTGGGTTATCACGCTGCCACCTCCATGCGCGCACGCTGCAGGCTGCGCTCTAGGGCGCTAGGACCGGACGTCTGCTGCGGCAGGGGCTGCGGGTTATGCGCACCCCCGCGCTTGTCGCGGTATTTGTCGGTGTAGGGCTTAACGTAAGCACAGGCGATGGCGGTCTTGATGGCTTCGACGGCTTGCCATTCGTTCACGGTCGCCAGCTCATCCAAGATGATCTTGGCGGCGCGCAGCGTCATGGGGTTGTTTCGCCCGCGGATCTTGCCGGTGCGAAATTCGCAAAACTCGCCCCACCATTTGTGGAAGCCAGAGCCGGAGTGGGGTAGGGGAAGCGAATCGGGGCCGACAACCTCGACCGGAACCTTGGCCTTGCGCGGTTTGGATTCGGGGGCGCCGGTTGCTGCCTCGTCCTTTTTGGGAGGATGCGAAGGCGACGAAGTCGCCGGAGTGTCACCTAATAGATGTTTCTTTATGTTACTTATAGTTGGGGTCTCATCCTGACACCACTTGGGTCTCATTCTGACACTACTTGGGTCGCAGGATGAGACCGGTCTCAATCTGAGACCCATCTCGGAAGACAGTCCGGCAATCCTCCAAACCGTGGCCTCCGCGCCGTTTCCGGCAATGCGCCGGTGGCCCTTCTCGACCATGACAAGGTCGCCGGAATCCTGCAGGCGGCGCAGGCAGCGGGCGACCGTAGCGCGGGACAGGCGGGTCTTTTGCTCTAGCTTGCCCCAAGATCCGAAGCAGTTGCCATTCTCGTCAGCAAAGTCCGCGAGCGCGAGCAGCACCAGCCGGTCGGCGCCTTCCGCCTCGCTCTTCTCCCAGACGTAAGAGGTCGCGGCGACGCTCATTGTGCCCTCCTGAGCCGGTTGCGCTTCGAGATGTCCGACGACTCGAACATCAGGACGCCGTCCACGTTCGCCATGCCGGTGTATTTAACCTTCAGCTTGTCATGCGGTGGGCACACCGGCTTCCAGCTCTCGGCGTCCTTCACCCAACAGATCGCCCGCTCTGACCAGTTCGGAAGGTTCTCAATGTAGAGCATGTGCGAGTTGCGCGGGGTCTGAGCCTTGCACAGCCTGATGTTGGCAAACTCATCGCCCTGCCGGAAACCAACCTGCCGCGCGGTCTCCTCGGCCAGCTCCTTGGCGGACTTGGGGGCGGCGACTAGGTTGGCCTCCGGCTTCGGTTCCGCGGCCGACACCGGCTCGACCGGCGGGGCGGCTACCGGTTCAGACACCGGATTGGGACCGGATGCTGGCTTGGGGGCGGGTTGGGGTTGAGGCTTGAAGGCGGCTTTGGCTTTTTCGATGAGGTTTTGCATGGGTGTTTTTGTGAAAAATTTTGCGGCGGCTTACCGGTCGGGGGTTTGCGAAGAAAAAATCAACTCAGACCCCCTCCCCCCCTCTGTACAGAGGAATGTGCGAGGGGTTAATCGCTGTGGCTCCATTATACATTCTGGACATAGTATTCGGTTATAGCGTAAGTCGTTGAACATCAGCATCGATGATCTCCGGTTGTGGCACCGAGTTGACCGGAGGGAGGGCGGCAATCTCCTTTTGGGCCGTGTTTCCGGCCACCTCGACCGGTTCCCACGCCACATCCACCGCTTCCTGCCTCGACCTGACGTCCTCCACAAAGCTCGCCCATGCGTCCGCGGCCGGTGCAATCGTGTGCTCGACCCGCTGCGTTGGCTGGCCTCCGAGCAGGAGATTCTTATCGGCGGCAATACCCGCCAGCATGGTGAGCGCTCCGTCCTTCATATCTGCCAGCCGCGCAGCGAGTTCCGCCGAGGTCATCATGGCGATGTAAGCCCAGTTCCCCTTGATGATTGTGTTTGCTTTCGCCATCAGGTCCGGCCGGTTGCGGACAAGGGCATGGACGGTGTGATGGCTGACGGCGAACTCGCGGCAGATGGTGGTGAGCGCAATACCAGCCTCCACGGCGCAGAGGATGCGCTGTGCCCGCTCTTCGGGGATGCCAAGGCCGGTGGAGCCATAGACGCGCTCCGGCGCCAGTGGTCCGTCCTTCGGTGCGTCTGGCACATTCTTGGGGCGCCCGACCTTGCCTCGAAGTCTCGACCGCCTTGCCTTTGGTTTGCTTTCCGTCGTCATTTCGCTCCTCCTACCCTGCCGCTCAATAAAAGCGCCTCCTGCTTGATTTTAGCCGGTGCGTTCTGCGCTGAGATGTCGCGCAAAATCTTGGTCAGACCCCTGATCACGCTCTTGGCCTTGGCCGCGGTGCAATCGATGGCCCAGAGGGTGAGATGACCGCCTATAATGGCGTATCCGAAGCGCCGCGCGCCCTTGATGCGGCGCATGGCGCTGGACAGCTCCTGCACGCGGCTTTGGATCACCCAGCGCTTGCCGGT